ACCTCGGCGAGGTCGTCCGCGACCATGAGGAGTTGGAGCGCCGGATCGACCTGGCCGTCCTGGAGTGCGCCGCTGGCAGAGAGAAGGGGTGGATGGAGATCCGCCCGTTCGCCGAGCAGATCGCTCGTATCCTCCAGGGTGGCGTCGCTACTCCGAACGGGGTAGACGACTAGAATCTCTCTGACGATCGTTGGTAGCGTCAGCGCATGAGCAGACTCGTGCGCCTCGTCGAGCAGGTCCTCTCCGTCAGTGGAGCATGGTCCTGGCAGGAGGTCCCTCGTGAAGCCCCGCCCGCCTGTCCTGCCCGGTGAGATCTACCGTGACAACGACGGACGGCAGGGATCCCACGGGACGCGCTACGTCCAGGTCGTCGTGGTCGACGGAGAGAGGGCCCACGTCCAGCGGGTGAAGAAGGACGGAAGCGGCTGGGTGCACGAGGCCCAGTTCCCCTCGACCCGCATCCGGCTGGCTGCGTTCCACTCCCGGGCCCAGACCGGCTTCACCCTGATCGACACTCCCTGGCCAGCCCAGCGGCTCACAGTCGAGGTGACTGGCGGGACCGACCTCATCATCCAGCGGCTGATCTACGCGATCGAGTCCGAGGCGCACGAGTTCCAGTCCGAGTTCGCGAGCATCGCGATCACCGCTGACGGGTCGAAGGTCCTCGACATCACCGGCAAGCGCCGCCTCCTGGAGGACGTGCTCGCCGATGAGTGAGAAGTGCGGGGCCGAGCACCCCACCATGGAGGGCGTCGTCTGCGACAAGGACCTCCCCTGCTGGGCCTACCACGAGTCGATCCACGCTGACGTGATCTGGGACGGCATCCCTCTGCCGGAGAAGAGCCAGACCAAGGCCAGCGCCGAGCGGAAGTTGAACAAGGTCGCAGAGAACGCCAGCGCGGCCGTCACCACTGGTCCTCCGGTCATCGAGCGGCCGGATCCGCAGACCGTGGCCAAGTGGGAGTCTGAGGCTGGCGACTGGATCTCGGTAGCCAGGAGGACGCTCTACGAGTTCTGCCAGCGCAACGCCCTGTTCACCACTCGTGACGTCTGGCGTCTGCTCGACAACCCTCCCGGCGACGACCGGCGCAAGATGGTCGTGGTGACCCAGTACGGCGTCCGCAAGGGGTGGCTGGAGGAGTCCGGCCAGTACCTCCGTCAGACCGAGCCCTACGTCACCCGCGACGGTGTCTCGTTCCCGATGAACAAGGCCGTGCCGATCTACCGCTCCAGGCTGGTCGGCTGAGGTCTCCTGTCCACCTGCCTCCACTCCCGGGGAAGGGGTAGAGGAGGTGCCAGGTGGCCACTACGCATGACGCTGCACGGTCCAAGCGGACCGATGCTGACGCGCTGCCCACCCACGCCCCGATGAAGCAGGGACCCAAGGGCGAGGCTCCGAAGATCTCCCGCTCCCCCTCGACGGACCAGAAGAAGGTCCGTCGCTCGATGCAGCAGAAGACGGCTGACGTCGTCCCGCTGTTCGACGAGGACGGGATCACCACCATCGCCTCGCGGCCCGGCTACGCAGCCGGTCGTGAGGAGGGGCTCGTCTTCGGAGATTCTTTCATCTCGTGCGATGGCACCCACCCGTGGAACGCGATCCCCACACTGCGTACCCGCATCGCGGCCCACCACATGCCGGAGAGCCTCCCGATCGACGCGGCCGGAGCGTTCATCGCCGGGTTCGCCCAGGGCGTCCACGACGCTCACACGGCCACGCTGCTCGACATCTCAGCCGACAGGCTCCAGCCGGGCGACTCGATCCTCGGCCCGACCGGCCAGACCATGCGGGTCAAGCGCGTGCGCAACCACGAGACCAGCAACAAGCACGTCTACGTCGACACCGACGGCGGGACGACGATGGTCGAGCGGGCGCACAACTTCAAGATCGCCCCGCACAACACGACTCAGCAGGAGACCCCGGGCTTTGGGATCCCTGGTGCGAACACGAACAGCCAGCCATTCAGCCGGGACCACGGCCAGTCCAACCAGGTCAGTTCGCAGACCTGCCCGAACTGCGGTGCCACCGGCTCGATGACCCGGCGAGGAGGCACGTACGTGTGCTCTCGCTGCGGCTACCACGAGCAGACCGGCCCCCTCGGTGAGGGAGCCAACCTGCTCGACAGCGAGCGCGTGATCAAGTCCTTCTCGTCGCTCGATCGACCCACCGCCATCGCAAGCCGAGCACGTGCCGTGCTCAACCCCCTGGAGGAGAAGTGAAGAAGCGAGCGCAGATCGTCGCCGACCTGAGCAAGGCCGCGACGTTCGCCGAGCAGACCCGTCTGGTCGGAGAACTCGACGCACTCGACCGCCAGGCGGTCACCGCTGCGGCGGCTGCTCGGGAGAACGACTGGGCTGAGGAGACGGTGCGTCAGACTCTCCAGCCGGTGCGGACTCACGAGTTGCACACCGCATCCACCGAGTGGCTCGACGAGGTCGACACCTCGGGCTCCCAGTACCACGCCAAGATCATCGCCGAGGCCGCGCAGTGGTACAGCCGCGTCTCGCCGGAGGTCAAGGCCGACGACGAGGAGTTCACGATCCAGGCCCACGGCATGGTGCGTCGCCAGGCGTCCCAGTACGCCGAGGCTGCTCCTCTCGCCGCCTCTGCCGCGATCGACTACCTGTCGTTCCTCCGTCGTCGCGAGGGCGCTTCGGGTCTCCCCCAGATCGACCAGACGGTCGCGCCGGACGGCGTCACCCAGCAGGCCACCCCGATCCCGCCAGACGTCTTCGACACCTTCGGTGACGAGATCCACCCGATCAACCAGGGCGTGTCCGGCACCGAGGACAGCAACCTCGCTCCCGCCATCCAGATGAACCAGGCCGGTGGCGGCCAGCAGGAGACGCTGCACTCCGAGGCCCCGATCGTGGACGAGGGCCCGGCCCCCTTCACGGCAAGCGTGGCCATCGGTCACGTCATGAACATGGACCAGTTCCGCATCGCGCAGGCCAGGGAGGCAGCAGCCGCTGTTGACCCTCGCAAGGCCGTCGGTAAGACGGCCGTCGAGCAGTACGACAACTTCAACGACGGCACCACCTGCGGTGGCTGCTCCGCTGCCGAAGGGCAGCACCACAAGCCCGGATGCGCCGGGGGCACTGGCCCGCACACGCCCTACTTCTCCGGCGGAGGCATGGAGCACGGCAGGGCGGCTCGCAAGATCGCGGCTGACGGCGACTCCTCCCAGGTCGATGACGCCCGCTTCCCTGGAGGCGTGGGCTCGACCGACCAGGACGGCTCGGCCGCCATGGACCGTCTCGTCGAGGCCACCGGCCTGTCGGCCGAGGAGGTCCGCCAGCGGTTCCCCAACCCGCAGGAGGCCGTGAAGGTCATCGACTCGCTCGATGACTCGAAGAAGGCTGCCAGCAAGCGCGTGTGCACGAACTGCACCAACGGCAACCACTCCGGCACCAACGGCACGCCCGGCTGCTCTGGCGGTTCCTGCGCGTGCCCCGCCTCCGGCTGCGGCAAGAACAGCGGCGGGGGTACCGGCACCGGCAACGCCGAGAAGACCGGCAGCATCCAGACCACGGCGATCTTCCACGAGTCGTACGGCGAGGTCAGCCGTCCGCAGTTGGCCGCCTACCGCAAGCACAACATCTCCCCGAGCGACCACGACGACCTCGTGCGCCACTTCGGCGAGGGCAGCCACGCCGACATCACCAAGTGGGTCAAGGACCAGGCTGCCGAGAACGGCGGCCTGGTCAGCACCTACATGCTCGGCCGTGACGAGGACGGCGGCGGCTTCGGCCGGTTCAGCGCCAAGGAGGCCGCGTCGGGCCTGGACCAGATCCAGCAGACGACGGCTCCCGACGGCATCAGCCAGCGTCCGACTCCGCTCCCCGGTGACGTGATGTTCCCGTTGATCGACCAGACCGAGATGTCCTCGGAGCAGTTGGTCGACCCGGATCCTCGTGCGGCAGTAGAGAAGGCGGCTGCTCTCGACGACGCCTCCAGCAACAACTGCCGGTCCTGCGGCGAGAGCCTCGGCGGCGGACCCCAGGTCGCGGTGGACGGCGTTCGTCCCTCGGAGAGCCAGCGCACCTGCCCCAACTGCGGCGTCAAGAACTACGTGCAGCGCAAGGCGTCGCTGTCGTTCACCCCCGACGACGCGATGTCGCACCCCGAGTTCTTCAAGGGCTACGGCTTCGCCCGTCGCTGGAAGACCGGTGGGCGACTGGTGCGCACCGGCACCCCGGAGTTCGAGGCTGGCCTCTACGCGGGCATCACCGACAACCCCGAGAACCAGGCCGGTTGGCGTGCCGAGCACGCGAAGATGGCGGCCCGGCTCCCCGAGTTCTCCGCCCGCATCGCGGTGCAGGACAAGTTCACCAAGCACGTCGCGAGCAGGACCGGCATGCGCGTGCAGGGTTCGTACGTGGTGGCGGACTTGATCTTCGAGCCGTCCGGCCGCTGCATGAACTGCTCGCACAACATCGGCGATCACACCGCCGGGTGCAGCCATGGCGACTGCTCGTGCCCGCGTACCTACGACGCGGCGAACAAGTCCTTCCCGACCAAGTCGGCGAAGGTGGCCACCACCGAGACCGACCTGGCCACTACCAGCCCCGGCACCAGCCCCAGCCCGACCGGGGACACCCCGATCAACGGTCCGGGTCGTCCTGGGCCGCTGGCGGGCTACGAGAGCCCGGCTGAGGCCGGTGGCCCCGCCCCCTACCAGGGCGCTCCGCCGTACGGCCGTCCGGTCGTGCCTGGTGCTATCGCCCCGGCCCAGATCGTGCCGCCGGAGGTCACCCACAGCGGGCCCCCGAACCCCTTCGCCAACCAGCAGACGGTGGCCTTCCGCCGCCGGGTGCAGGCTGGCCTGCTCGACCTCACCAGGGAGGACTGACTCGTGTCGCACACCGCGAACCCGTTCGACCACGCGGGCACCGTCGACACCTCGAACTACGGGGCTCCGACGCAGTCCGAGGCGTTCGGGGCGTCCGGCACCTCGATCGACCCTGGCCAGGTCACCCCTGGCGCTCGCACCACCGTCACCGGTTCGAGCGTGGCCACCGTGGTCGCCGCGCTCGACGCTGACGCCAACCTGACGACGGTCGCCAGCGACCGCGCCGCATGGCTCGTCGAGGTCAACCCGTACGCCCGCCAGTCTCTGGTTAGGTAGGAGCCACCATGTCTGACGACCTCTGGAACGAGGCCACCCGCGACTACGCCGCTGAGGCTGCGCAGCGCGACCACACGATGGCGCGGATGGCCGCTGCCCGCGTGTGGCCGTTCATCGCCAACGCCGAGTCCGAGGCCGACCTCGGGACGCGCCTGTTCCTCGTGAAGGACCCGATCGCCCGCGAGGCAGCAGCGCACCAGGTCGACGTCGAGGCCGTCAACGAGGTCCTCCGATCCGACTGGCGTGTGCTGGCCAAGGCCGGGGGCGATGCGGCTCAGGACCAGGACGACTCGGACAGCGATGATGACGATGATGACGATGATGACGATGATGACGATGATGACGATGATGACGATGATGACGATGACTCGGACGATGACGACTCCGACGACGATGACTCGGATGACGATGACGACTCGGACGACGACGACTCCAAGGGCAAGCCTCCGTGGCTGACCGGCAAGTCCTCGGCCCGGCGGGGAGCCGGGTTTCCGAATCCGGTAACCGCCAGCAGCAAGAACGACGACGAGTCCTGGGACCAGTACCGCCAGCGCTCGGCCGAGCAGGAGTACCGAGTCACCCCGACCCACGAGGAGCCAGGCGTCTGGCCGGTCTCGCGCCACAAGGGCAACGGTCTGTGGCACACCTCGTGCCCCGACTGCGGTGACACGCTCTACGGCTGGGGGCCGGGCGGGGTGAACTCGGCTCACGCGAGCCACATGACCCACGTCCACAACGGGACCACGGCGAGTAAGACTGCTGGCACCGAGACCACCTGGACCGGCGCTCGCCCCTCGTGCGACATCTGCAAGTACATCGACGGTGTCGACGGTGTGCCTGCGCAGTACGACGGCAAGACCAAGCAGGGGCCCTGGGCTGCCATGTGCGAGAAGCACTTCCAGTCGCACGGTACCGGGCTCGGCACCGGCTCAGGCCAGAAGATCACCGGCACCACGGCGAGCAAGACTGCTGCATCCACGACGCGCATCAGCACTCCGACGCACTGGGTCCGCTACAACGAGTTCGGCGGATCGAGCGAGTCGATCCCCCACGCCGAGATGGCGAAGTCGCTGGCCGAGGGCGGCCAGAACGGCTGGACCCTCAAGCACGAGAGCCCCACCCGGGTCTGGGCCGAGTTGGCTGGGTCCGGCAACGGCCGCTACTACGACGCTTACCCGCACGGCACGCACTACGACCCGCAGCCCCAGCAGGGGAACCCGCGTGCGGCCAAGACCGCTGGCGACATGGACCCAGGCGGCGCTGGCAGCATCTACTGCGGCACCTGCAAGGGCTCCGGCTCGCACCCGTGGGACGCGACGCGCAAGTGCCCGAAGTGCAAGGGGACCGGCATCAAGAAGGGCCCGCGCAAGCAGGTCGCCGACGCGATGGGGATGCCCGAGAACGAGGTCACCTCGATGCTGCTCGCGACCAACGCGGTGGCACGCAAGGTCGCGGCCGAGGACCAGGACGACGACACCCACAAGTGGGAGCCCTGGCAATACAAGACCAACGACGGCGAGATCCAGGACACCCCCAACGGCACCATGGGCAAGCCCGACGTCGCGACGTACGACGAGGGCATGACCGACGAGAAGTTGTCCAACCCGCAGACCTACCAGCAGCAGATCAGCCGCGCCTCCGCGCGCACCCGGGCCACGCTGATGGGCACCGCTGCTGAGAAGTGGCGCTCGCACACCATCGACGACCCCGAGGGCCAGGAGTACGAGGTCGCCCCGCAGCACCACGCGGACGCGCTGAACAAGCGGTTCGAGCGGGGCGCTGGCCCGGTCGTGTGGCACCCCACCAAGCCCAACACGCTGGTGCACAGCCCGAACAACTTCTGGGACGGGCCGACCCACGTCACCCCGAACGAGGACGGCACCTACTCGACCAGCACCATCTTCGGTCCGGAGACCTTCGACTCCGAGGGCAAGACGCTCTCCGGCGGGTCGAAGGACTACTACGCCCGCCAGGACGAGGAACTCAGGCGCAAGTACCCCGACGCCTTCACGTCCGCGAAGACGGCCGCTCCGTTCGGCGGGGTCCCGCCCACCGACGAGAAGATGCCTGGAGCCAGCGCCCCGTATGAGGGCGGCACTGACGCCAACCAGAGCACCACCAAGCCCCGCCAGATGCCCTCTGGTGGGGGTGGAGGCATACCCGACGGATCAGCCGCCGGGACCTTCGACCCTGCGTCGATGGGGATGGACCAGCCGAGCAACCCGTCCACCGACTCGCCCACCAAGGCGGTCGCTGCGATCCTGCGGGCGAACCCCAGCCTGTCCCTGCCCGAAGCCCGGGTGCTGGCATCGCGGGTCGTCGCTCTCATCGATCCGACCCAGTTCGGGAGTGGCATCGAGCCGCACGACGGTCCAATGACCAACTTCGTGAAGGAGAAGGCGAGCGAGGTTGCTGACAACGCGACCAAGATGATCCAGACGAAGATTCCCGGTGGCCCTGGGATGCCGAAGGGCCCTGGCGGCGCTGGAGCAGCCGGTGAGGCTGCTGGCGCTGGTGAGGCCGCCGCAGGTGCCGGAGCCGCTGCTGCGGGTGCTGGTGAGGCTGCTGCGGCCGGTGGCGGGGCTGCTGCCGCAGCCGAACTCCTTCCCCTTCTGCTTCTCTGAGGAGTGAGCCACGTGCATGACGGTCAGAGGGTCTCCTACATCGGTACGCCGATGGGTGAGATCCAGCCCGGAGACGAGGGGCGCATCTTGGCCTGCTCGTCGACCGGTGCCCATGTGAAGTGGGCCAGCGGCGACTACTCGCTGGTGTCGACAGACGACATCACGCCGATCGCTGCCGGGATGACCGTCGAGTCCTCCCTCGACGACTCGCTCGACGTCGGTGGCTTCGCCGTGCACGCTGCGAAGGACATCTACGAGAACGAGGGACCCGAGGGTCTCCTCAACCAGATGGCCGCGAGTGGACACCTGGCCTCCTTCGGCCAGTACGCTCAGGACGCGCTGGACTCGATCACCGCTCGCATCCGGCACGACCCATCGTTCCTCGCCGTCACGTCACGTCTCGACGACACCGAAGCAGACCACCTGGTCCGACTCGCGTCGGTCGTGCTGATGAGGGACGCCTTCGGCTTCGGCGAGGAGTGAGGCATGGCACGGCGTCAGTGCGACGACTGCAAGGCGACCATGGGGCCCTACGAGCCCCGAACCAGGGTCGGCGACAAGATGCTCTGCGACGCCTGCAAGGACGGCTCGCGCGGCGGCATGGTCAGCAAGAGCGCAGCGTGGAGCCAGGTTCGCCACCCGGAGCCGATCATCCACACGCCCGGCCGCCGTCCTCCTCGCCCCTTGCAGACGGGCGACTCGCTGCTCTGGGAGAGCGGGCACAGCGAGCCCATCGTCGGGCACAGCGAGTCGCTGCTGATGACCCCAGGCGGGATCAAGCACCGTCGCCCCATCGAGGGCGACCACTCGCAGAGCATCATCGGCGAGACCGCAGAGGACCGGGCCGACCTCGCGAGCAAGTTGGACATCGGCACACCCGAGGAGCAGGAGTTCCTGATGAGCAACCCGAGCGGGCCCACGAAGTACTCGACCCGCAAGGTCGCGCACGACTCCGGCGACGGCATGACGGTCTTCCACTGCCCGTTCTGCGGGTCCGGCCAGGTGCTCGCGCGGTCCGACCGCACCATCGAGTGCCAGTTCTGCCACACCGCCTTCACCGTGCAGGTGCAGCCGGTCTACCCCAACTTCCCGCAGAGCATCGACGGCCAGCCCGTACAGGTGCCCGGCATGCCCGGCCAGATGGGCGCTCCCGGCGGACCTCCTCCCGGCTCGCCGATGGAGGGCATGGATACCGACCCGTCCGAGCCAGGCGCTCCGATGGACCCCTCTGCTCTCGGTGAGGGCGGCGAGGTCCCTCCGACCGGCGAGGCCGATGCCAAGGCCGACGACGAAAGCGCCTCGGGCGACTCCTCCGGCCACGAGAAGTCCAAGGGCAACCCGTTCGCCAAGAAGACCTACCGGACCTCCAGGGGCGCAGTGCTCGACGAGGACGACTTCATCCGGCACATCGCGATCGTCACCTCGCCCGACCCGGCGGCCACTGCTCTCGTGATCAAGACCTCGATGCTCAACGACGCGGCCAAGTGCCCCGGCTGCGGGAGCGGCCTTCGATCGGGCGAAGCGAACTGCGACGACTGTGGCAAGGACGTCTCCGGCATCACCAACCAGCGGTACCCGTGCCAGACCTGCCACGGCTCGGGCAACGCCACGATGGACCCGTCGGGACAGCGCACCTTCGGCTGCCCCTGCTGCGGTGCCTCTGGCTCGCACGACCCCGGTGAGGACTGCTACGACCTCGACACCTTCGCGGGGGTCTGACCGTGGCTGACACCAAGCCAGACGGGTACGACCAGGCGGTCCTGAGCCGCATGGGCCGTCGTTTCGGAAGCACGCGCACCGCGAGCACCGAGACGACCCCTGAGCAGTCAGAGATGCGCCACAACCGTCGGGTCAACTCCAAGATCGCCGGGATGAACAAGACCGCTATGACTCCCGGTGGCGGCCGAGGTGGGTCCGACCTCGCGTTCGCCACCGGGCGACCCCGCGACCCGTTCTTCTACTGGAAGCAGAACAACCTGCCGTACGACACGGCAGACAACGAGGAACTCAAGCGGATCAGGCAGTTCTGCCGCCTGCTCTACCAGACCCACCCGATCATCGGCCCGGCCATCGACATCTTCACCAAGTACCCGCTCCAGGGTGCCGAGTTGTCGTGCAAGGACGAGCAGATCACGCAGTTCTACACCGACCTGTTCTTCACCGAGGAGGGGCTCAACTACGACGAGTTCCTGCTCGACTTCGGGCGCGAGTACTGGACCGTCGGCGAGGCATGGCCGTTCGCCTCGTTCAACGAGGTGCTCGGTATCTGGGACAGCGAGGAGTTGCTCAACCCCGACGACATCGAGGTCGAGCGCAGCCCATTCCTCAAGGACCCCCGCTTCCTGATCCGTCTCCCCAAGACGATCCGCGACCTGATCTCTACTCGCACACCGCTCTTCGAGTACCAGAAGTTGCTGGAGAACTACCCGGAGTTGATCAACTTCGGCAACGACAACGACCTCATGCCGGTCAGCAACGTGCTGCTGCACCAGTACAAGTTCAAGGCCGACACGTTCAACAAGCGAGGCGTCCCGCTGCTGATGCGAGCCATGCGCTCGGTCGTGCAGGAGGAGATGCTCAACTCCGCGATGGATGCCATCGCAGACCGCCTCTACACCCCGCTGATCCTCGCCCGTCTCGGCGCGAGCGCCACCGATCTCGGAACCTCCGTCCCGTGGATCCCGACCGGCGATGACCTGGCGGACTTCGAGGAGGCGCTCGATGGCGCTCTGGCTGCTGACTTCCGCGTCATCGTTCACAACTTCGGTGTCACGATGGAGAGCGTCTTCGGACGGGAGGCCATGCCCGACCTGGGACCTGACTTTGATCGCATCGAGTCTCGGATCCTCCAGGCGTTCGGGCTGAGTCAGACGATGCTCAACGGCGCGAGCAGCGGTGAGACATACGCAGCCGACGCCCTCAACCGCGACCTCGTGAGTCAGTTGCTCACCACCTTCCAGGACCTCGTCAAGAGCCACGTGCGCCAGCGGATGCTCGTCGTCGCCGAGGCCCAGGAGCACTACGACTACGAGGTCCGCGAGGGCAAGCGCTACGTCAAGATGGAGGAGATCCTCGAAGTCGACGAGGAGACCGGCGAGCAGCGCATCGTCGAGCAGCCCAAGTTGCTCGTCCCCGAGATGCGCTTCAAGACGATGAACCTCCGTGACGAGGAGGGCGAGCGTCAGTTCATGGAGGCTCTTCGCGAGTCTGGCGTCCCCATCTCGATCAAGACCCGGATGCGCAACGTGGAGATCAACCTCTCCGACGAGATCGAGACCGCGATGCAGGAGCAGGTCGACATCGCGGTGGCCGAGCAGGAGACGCGCAAGCAGATCTACATGGCGCTCCGGAGCAAGGGCCTCCCGATCCCGGCCGACCTCATCGCCGACTTCCAGGCACAGGCGGCCCAGGCTCAGCCCCCGATCAGCCAGGACGGGGCCATGAGCGCCCGTGCGCCGATGCTGGGGCTCGACCCCACCAGCGATCCGGCCAACCTCGCTCCGACTGCGCAGGACCTCATGCAGCCAGAGCCTGGCGTGCCGATCCCCGGCATGGGTGCCCAGCCGGTGAACCCGAGCCAGTCGGCCGGGATCCCTGCCTTCGGCGAGCAGTCCAACGTGCCCGAGGAGAGCAACGAGCAGAGGGACGGCATGCCGATGGCCGCAGCACTCCGTAAGCGTGAGCGCGAGCCGATGTTCAAGGTGGCCCGCCGCATGCTGGCCGACACCGAGGCTTTCTACCTCCAGGGCGTTAAGTCGGAGGATCTGGAGATCAAGGTCATCGGCAAGCGGACCATCACCAACGACGAGGGCGAGTCCGTTGAGGAGCCCATCACCGAGATGCCCTCCCTGCGGGCCAGGCTGGTCGCTGGTGAGATCGACCCGGCCCGAGTGGTTCCCAAGACCTACCGAGCCCCCTCTCACATCGGCATGCGCCGCTACGCATCCGTCGAGCCGGAGAAGCCGATGGACGAGTGGTTCTACGAGGCACCCCAGGACGGCAGCGCCGCGTAGTCCTGTCCCCACCGGCAGGACTACGACGAAGGGGTAGAGGAAGGGAGACCGCCATGGGTCTGGGTAGCCGCAAGGCCTCCCGTCACGAGACGGCAGCAGTCAGCAAGGCAGCGGGGGTCACCTCGTCGGACTACTGGGAGTTCAAGCCCGGTTCCGCCGTCATGACCGTCGATGGTCTCCCCGGCACCGTCACGGCGGTCCACGATGGCCCAAGCGCGGGCAACGAGGCCTACCAGGTCACTCTGGACAAGGGCATGGGCGGCGGGCTCTACACGGCCTCCCAGTTGTCTCCCACGGGCACCACGACGGCGAGCGTCGAGCACACGGCGGCCGACGACTACCCCGAGTTGGGCTCGATCCTCCAGGATCGACCGGACCCGGCGATCAACACCGTGCTCGGCAGCCGGACTGCGTCCTCGGCCTCTGGCTTCCGCGAGGCCCCCATCACGTCCTACGCCTCGCTCCGCCAGACCGAGACCTCGCTCTCCGAGCCAGACACGGCTGAGTGCGAGGACTGCGGCAAGACCAAGCCGGTCGACGAGATGCGCACCCTGGGCGGAGACCGGCAGACCGAGAACGGACCGGTGGCCTTCCCGTCCCAGTGCGAGGACTGCTCGAAGAAGCAGTATCAGGATGCTGCCCGCCGCTACGCACCCCGCCACGCCGTCAACGATGCCGAGATGAGCCAGTACTCCTCCGAGGTCGCCAACCAGCGCGACCCCGGCGAGGCTCCGGCCGACACGCAGTGCAACTCCTGCGGAGGCGACTTCAACTACGACGCGCACGGCGCGTGCCCGCACTGCGGTGAGAAGGACATCCACCAGTTCACCGACCACGAGCCGCGCGACGACCAGGACGACTACTACGACGACCCCGACTCCGCGATGGACTCCGGCGATCCCTACGACCGGCACGCTGACGCGATGGATCGTCGTCGTACCTACTCGCTGGCAGAGCCGCCCCCTTTCTCCCGCACGGCTGAGGTCGAGGGCGACGAGGACGAGGACCTCGACCACGATCCAGAGGGGCCGGACCCCGACGACGCGAGGGTCGAGGTCGGCACCAACCGCTGGGGCAACGAGACCGCGTACCACGCCCACCACGGGCGCGCGTACCTCGGACACTTCCCGGACGAGGCCCAGGCCCGTGCCGCGCTGTGGGACCACGAGGACGAGCACCCCGGCTACCACCCCAACCACTGGGTCGACGGCCACCTGGACACGTCCAATGACCGCCAGGAGTACGACAAGGACCCGCACGGCTGGATGATGCGCAACAGCCCCGACTACGAGCACGCCCAGCAGCGCGACGTCGGCGAGACCGTCGATGACGCGCTGGGGGACAGCGAGCACCTCAAGGGCCTGCTCGGCGACAACAAGATCGGCCCGACGAAGTGGTCGAGCAAGACTGCTGACCATGGGGACCACCGCGATCTCCAGGTAGGCCCGACCGACGACAGCGACGGCAAGGAGTACTCGCACGGGCACGACACCTGGAAGGGCGAGTCCTTCACCTACGAGCCCGGTCTCGGATGCCCGCACTGCAAGGACGGGTTCATGACCGAGGACGCTCGCTCGCGGCACATCCGCGAGCAGCACCCGGGTGAGTACTCCGGCCCCACCGACGACCTCATGATGGCCAAGGATCGCATCAACGAGATCCGTGGCCAGGCCTCGAAGACGGCAGCCTCGGGTCCGTGTAACTGCGGAGGGGGCGGTCACTCCGGCGACGAGCACTACGAGTGGGCCCAGGCGCGTCATGCCGAGGGAACGCACGACGCCTGGGGCCGCCCTCTGCACCAGGCGTTCGACGGGCACGGCGCATGGGACTGCAACAACTACGACTGCACCGAGCACCCGCAGTCGATGTACGAGCAGAAGCCTGGCGAGATGCCGGGCTGGCTCGCCAACGACGTCGCGAGCCCCGAGGAGAAGAACCTCCGCAAGCAGGTCAACGACGCCACCTCAGGGAGCGAGTGGCTGCTCGACCAGCAGCACGAGGGTCCGACGAAGTACTCGTCTCAGGGGACCCCGGGCCCGTACGACAGCACATGCGTCCACTGCGGTGAGCCGCTCCGCAAGCACCTCTACGACGAGGGCGTCTGGGTCAACCGCAAGAACGAGTCGGGCAAGGACGGCCACCTGCACGAGCCGCAGCGTGGCTTCTACGACGCCGCCGAGAAGATCGAGGACGCCTTCGCCGGGACGCCGCACCACGTCTATGACGAGTTGGCCGAGAACCGCATCGGCCCGAGCAAGTACTCCTCGCTCGACCCCTACTCGCTGATCCGCGAGGCGGCAGCCGACCCCGAGTTCCGCTTCGAGTTCACGGGCTCGTGGAGCGACGTCCGCAACAAGGCCAAGCGGATCCGCACCGAGGGCGGTGTCCGCATCGTCGTCGCTTCGAGCCAGGGCATCCAGGCTGAGGTCAAGGGCGACCACCACATCTACGAGACCGGTCTCCAGTACGCACCCGGCTCGCGCAAGATCGCGATCTGGCAGTGCGGCTGCAAGTGGGCCGCGTACGCCTGGGGACGCAGCCCTCGCTACAAGCGCTTCGAGGGGCGCATGTGCAGCCACGCGCTGGCTGTCCAGTTCGAGGCCTCCTCTCGGGGCATGTTCGGCCGCGAGGTCAGCCAGGGCGATGGCCTGCTCCCCGGCCAGAAGAAGCGCACCCCGGTCGTCATCCAGTTCGACAAGGACGACGACAAGAACCTGACGCGCCGCACCGTGCCGCCGGGCAACATGCGCACCGTCTGGTCGAAGGTCATCGAGCCTGCGCCGGTCATCACGACCGTCGCGCAGATGGCCACGTCCGGAGACGACGCTGACGAGATCGGCATCCTCCTTGAGGCCTCCTCGATCCGATCGACGGCCCTGGTGCGCTTCGCCAAGATGGCTGCGGTCAACGATGCCTGGGGCGAGCCTGCGCCGCCTCAGCAGACATGGCCGACGCTGCCCGGCGCGACCAAGCAGAAGGACCCGATGGAGAACCCGGCCAGCGCCGGATTCGCGGCCGGTCCCGACCCCATCGGCTGGCACTCGATCAGCCCGATGACGATGGGTGACCGCGTCGCGTCGCACTACAGCGAGCAGGCGTACGAGGGCGACTCCGACGTCTGCGCGAACTGCGGCAAGTCGATCAGGCGCACGACAATGGATCCCAACGTCCCGTGGGTCCACCACCACTCGGGCAACTCCAAGTGCGACGTGTCCTCCCCGGCGGACGCAGTGATGCTCCAGGGCGTTGATTCCGGCGAGGCTGCACCGACGATGCACACGCCGGAGAACGAACTCTCTCCGACGCATTGGTGCCACTTCTGCGGGATGGGCGTCACGCCAGATAGCAAGGGCAACTGCCCTGGATGCAACTCCGATGACGACCTCTCACCCATGGGTGGCCAGCACGAGTCGTCCCTTGATGACGGCACGGCCACCTGGGACTCGGGAGACCAGAACGAGTACGGCGTCCAGGCAGATCTCCACGACGAGCCTGAGCCCGCCCTCCCGTCGACCGACGGATCGGCGATCAGCGATGGCCTGCTGGGAGACCAGTCCAGTCAGGGGCATGCCGTCTATGACGACGTACTGAGCCCCGAGAGCGAGTCGATCATGTCGACCGGCTCGGTCGAGTCGATCGTCGCCGAGTTCCAGCGCACTGCCGGGGCACAGGTCATCATGAAGGACTCGGGTCGCGGAGGCCCTGGCCCGAGCGACTCGGACATCGCCGCAGCAGCGCGAGCCCACCTGGAGGGGAAGACTGCGATGCGGGCCTTCTCTCCGGAGGAGCAGCGCCGCCTGATCGACGAGCCCGGCCGCGCTGGCAACACCGACGTCCTCGACATCGCAGACACGCACTACGCGGCGCTCGACGCCATCCGTGGCGACGACGACGATGACGAGGACTGGATGGGCTGATGAGTGGACGAGTTCCTGGTCGTTCTGCTCCTGATCGTCTTGGCCCCGCTGATCATCCGCGAGTACCGGGCCCTGGTCTGGGCCTTGTCGAAGCACGGAACCACCCTGCTCGACTACCTCGACAGGGCCAACGCCCCACTCATCGTCCGGGCTATTCTGCGATGGCTCGTCGGCCCGCTGGGCTGGCTCGCCAAGCAGTTGAACCGGGAGAAGGCAGTCTCCGAACTGCTTGAGCAACCTGAGATGCCGGAGATCGAAGAACCAGCAGGGGAAGCGATGCCATGACGAACGCCTTCACGCTCTCCGTGGACACGACGCCTCCAGGCAACCCTCAGATGGTCCTCGACGGAGGGGTGCTCTTCACTGCATCGCTCGACGGAACCGTGCACCTCACGGCATCCGGTGCGGCCGACATGAAGATCTGGGGCGACGTCGACCTCACGGCCAACGTGAATATCCAGGACTTCGAGACCAACTCGACGTGGATCCCCTTCACCGCAGACACCGACGTCACCTTCTCGGTTCCGGTCGGCCGCAAGCGCATCTACGCCAGGGTCCGAGACGACCTCGGCAACCTCAGCCCGGTGTTCGGTGCCTACATCGACTATGACCCCGGCTACCCGCTGGTGACCATCGTCGTGCCGTCTCTGGTGAGCCGGGTCTCGGAGGTGTCCGGCCACGACACCGCGTCCTTCTCGTGGGAGGCTAATCACCCCTTCACCGACTACGAGGTGCGAGTCATGCCGACGACCGCGAGCCCGTACTACGGGGGATCCGCGATCGGCATCGCGCACGGCTCGGTCAACGTCGTCGGGACAGGCTCTTTCCCTGCGACCACGCCGATCACCACAACGGTCAAGGGGGCCGACCTCCAGGCTGCGAGCCCCGGCGACGGGCCGGTCATCATCAAGGTGTTCGTCAAGGACGCCTCTGGCCGCTGGTCCCCCTGATGGGCAACGTCAATCTTCGCTCGGCGCTAGTCACCATCACGGTCGACCAGACGCCTCCCCGGGTCACGATCACCAGCGAGGAGAGGGCCGAGTGGCCCGACCCCGTCGACTTCCTCGTGGTCTCGGACAAGCCGATCGCAGCCCGCTCCTACTCCTTCGTAGACGATGCCGGTCAGACCTTCCGGCTCGGTTACGAGTCTCTCGACGAGCGCACTGACCTCGTGATCTGTCCCAGTCTCGGACTCGCGCAGGGGCGCGGGATCTTCTTCATCACCGTGGCTGATGACGTGGGGAACGAGTGTCGGATGCAGCAGCAGGTCGCGGTCGTCTCACCCGCACCGTTCGATGCTGCGATCGGCATGCAGCGGATCTACATGGCCGTGACCAGGCATCAGCCGGTCTTCTACGTCGAGACGAACAGCGAGGAGGGGTGATGGCTAAGCAGTCGTACCTGGTCGGCGAGACCGTCGTCCTGGTGGCCACCTCGAAGGACCCCTCGACCGGCGAACTCGTCGATCCCGCAGCCGTCATCCTGGTGTCGCTCAAGCATGGCACTACGAGCCTCGATGTGACCGGCCTCACGGTCGTCCACGTCTCTCTCGGCACCTACAAGATCATCATCAACACCACGGGTTTCCAGCCCGCCACCTATACCTGGCTGGTCCGCTTCGAGGATGCGGGCGGTCACGCAGCGTTGTCGACCGACTACTTCGTGCTCACTGCTGTCTGAGGCCCCTCTTGCCCAGCGAAGGGGTAGAGGAACGCAAACCGGACAGAGGGAGGCTCGCATGCTCAAGTCGAGAGCCCTTGGTCAGATGCTTCCCCGTGGCTGCTACGTCATCCACCACGCCCTGTTCGCCCTGGCCGGGCTCATCGGGATCACAGGCCGCCTCTCGCCAGTCCTGGGGATCATCCCCGACTTCGGCCTGGTCCTAAGCATCGGCCTCCTGATCGCAGGCCTGATCGGGATCTACGCCAGGTTCAACAGCGATGACGAGGCCGAGATCATCGCGCTGCGCATGATGAGCACGCTGTCGCTGGCCTGGGGCTGCGCCGTGCTCTACTCGGTCTGGACGAGCGGCTCCCAGAACATCATGGGCGGCATCTCGTTGATCGCGCAGAGCGCAGTCCTCTGGGGCTTGGCCCAGGGGATCTTCAAGGGCTACCGAGCCGATGTCGAAGACATCCAGGCGTTCATGCTGATCCTGTTCGAGGCCCCCTCGACCGAGCCAGCCGAGGGGGAGGAAGACAAGTGACCGACCTGACCACGAGCCAGGCAGTCGTCGACATCATCGTGGCTGTCGTCGTCGCGGTGCTGGCCTATGGTGCTACCTCGCTGATCGCCCTCCGGCGAGACGAGCGGGCGGGCCGCAACGACGATGTGAACCTGTTCAACCAGGTCAAGCGCGCGGCGGCCGAGCAGATGCTGGAGATGCGCAACGACCTCATCGAACTCCGAGCGCGGGTGGACACCTCCGAGGAACGGGCAGATGAGGCGGAGCGCCGGGCCGACAAGGCCTTCCGCCAGTTGCGCAACCTGCGGACCAAGTTCAACACCGCTGTCGACCACATGGGTCGGCTGGAGGAGACGTTGCGGGCTCAGGGGATGACCGTGCCGATCCGTCCGACGACCCTCCGAGATCTCAGCCCCGACGAGGATTGACTCCAGGGATCCTTGGGTGCGATACTGGTGGAGCCAGAGCAGCAGCCACAGGAGGTCCCCATGAACCGCCCCGCCCCGACGCTCCGCCGTCAGAGCCAGATGCCCGTCCGCGTGAACAAGTACGCCGCGACCTGCGAGTCGTGCCACGGTCGCGTCGAGGCCGAGCAGGGCTTCCTCAGCCTGGAGGACAGCCAGTGGGTCGTCCGGCACCCCGCCGGTCGCTGTGGTGTCACCGAGCCCGTGGCCGCTCCTCCGTCGCGTCCCACCATCGTGAAGGTCCCCGACGGCCGCTACACGATCCAGTTCGCCGACGGCACCTACAAGACCCTCAAGGTCGCGGTGCAGCCCGACGACGCCGACTTCATGCCCGGCCGCCAGGTCATCTCCTACCTGTCCGGCTCGAACAACGACAGCGACTACACGCGCTTCGCGCACTTCCTGGAGAACGGCACCGTCGTGGTCTGGCAGAAGCACCAGGCCACCGAGTCTCTGCGCGAGGCGCTCAAGGTCCTCATCGCCTCGCCTCAGGCTGCCGCGCTCGCCTACGCTGAGGAGTCCGGCTGCTGCGCCCGCTGCGGTCGCACCCTGACCGTCCCCGCCAGCCTGCACGCCGGATACGGCCCTGACTGCATCACGAAGGTCTCCTGGTGAAGCACCCCTCGACGCAGAGCCCGGCTCGCCGCAAGCGCATCCGCTGGATGATCGTGGAGGAGGAGCCGGGCCGCTTCGTCGTCGAGCGGGACGGGCGCGAGGCGCTCCCCGGCACCACCAAGATGAAGTGCATCGCCTGGATCCAGAGCACCTTCCAGGACGGCGACAGCGTCGTGCTCAGGGAGTCGGACGGCTTCGAGCAGATCATCACCCGGCGGGTCGCTCGTCGCTGAGCAAGCGCCCCGGCCCACAGACGCCAGGATAGTGGACCCAGCCAAGAGCACGGCCCCCTGTCGGGCAGGCTGCTTCCCCGACGAAGGGGTAGGAGGTGCCAGGTGCTCAAGTTCGCTGTGGCAGATGTAAAGATCTTGGACTCGGTCCTGGTACCCCAGGACGCGAATCGCTCTGCCCGCCGAGCCCTCAAGGTCGCGCACCGGCACCACTTCAACTACACCCCGCGCGCTGGATACCTCTACGTGAGGTCGCGGATGATCTCGTCTCGCTGCAATGACAACTTCGACGAGTTCCCGGCCCCCGAGATCGAGAAGGGCTACAAGACCTTCATCGGCAAGCCGGTCTTCGTCAACCACCACAACGACGACCACCGCCGCATGCGTGGGGTCATCATCGACGCGGCGCTCCACCGCGACACCCTTCCCAGCGGTGCCCCCGACACCTGGGTCGAGGGCCTCATGGAGGTCGATGCAGTCCGCTTCCCGCGACTGGCCAAGGCGATCATCAAGGGCGACATCGACCGCACCTCGATGGGCTGCGACGTCGACTACTCGCGTTGCTCGGTCTGCGACAACAAGGCCACCAACCCGGCCGAGTACTGCAAGCACATCCCGCGAATGAAGGGCCAGCGGATCTATCGGGCCGACCCGAAGACGGGAAGGAAGGAGGGCATCCTCGTCCGCGAGATCTGCTACGGGCTGCGCTTCTTCGAGAACAGCCTGCTCGTCGAGGAGCCTGCCGATCCGACTGCGTTCTTCACCGGGGTCGACACATCCGGCCTGGCGATTACCGCGAGCAAGACGGCCATGCGCGACCAGGCCACCTGTCCTCACGACGGATCGTGGAACCGGCACGGCCAGTGCATGCAGTGCGGCTGGTCGGCCGCGACCGAGGATGACGAGCCGTGCGACAACGAGTGGTGCCAGGACCACGAGGCACCGCACTCCAAGGGCGAGCACATGGACCCGCCGCACCTGGACCCGGGCCACCCGGACTACCAGAGCGCCGAGCGGAACGTCGAGGACGCCTTCAAGGGCAGCAACGAAGCGTGGCTGCTCCGGCACAAGACGATCGGCCCGACGAAGTGGTCGAGCCTGTCGGTGATGGCTGGGCTGTTCGACTTCGATCCCGCACCCCACCGACCGGCGTCGTACTACGAGATGCCTGAGCGCCAGCAGAACGGGATAGACCACACCCTGGAGACGATGCACCAGGCGCGACTCATGGGCCACAAGCCGATGGGTGTCGCTGGCAAGGGCGTCATCAACATCCACTGCGAGCACTGCCCGAACACTACGACCGTCTACTACCAGGGCGGCTCGTCGAAGCACCCGGGTGAGTGGCTCTCCCGTGGCGCTCTGCACGCCTCTCCCTGCGAGGGCAACCCGAAGAGCCTCGGCTACCAGGAGAACGCTGGCCCCTACCCGCAGGGCGAGAAGTGGACCGATGCCGAGCACCGGACCTTTGGCCCCGAGGACGAGACGATGCACTCTCTCTCGTCGATGGCCTCGCACTTCGCCTCGTCCCTTCGGACCATGGCTGAGTCCTTCGAGATCCCGCTGTCCGACGACGACCGGAACTTCTACCAGCAGATGCGCGACGCGGGCGAGATGCGGGCGCAGATGCACGAGCACGGCCAGAAGCGCGAGGTGAACCTCGCCGACCCCACCGACCTCAAGTCGCACCTGTGCGAGGCGCACGACATATACCCCGCTGACTTCTGGCGCAACTCCTACGACGAGGACCACCCGGCGCTCGACATCGCCCACGGCGACGACCGGCCGCTACGCCATGGCGAGTTGAAGAGGCTGCACGCCCACGACCACAAGCACTCGCCCGGCGACTACCCCGGAATCATCGTGGGGGAGAGCCACTTCCACTCGGCCAGCAAGACCGCCGAGTTGTCCGACGAGGAGATCAGGCATGGTCTCGACCTGCCCGCAAACAAGGGCGAGGAACTCGGCAAGTCCTTGTGGAAGGGGATGATGGACATCTTCGACCCGGGCGGCACCGACGAGTCTCGGGCCTCCGAGCGCCGGACCCAGACGATGAGCGATCTGCTCGACAAGGGGCACAAGCCGGAGCACATCAAGTTCGACGAGGACGACGAGCCGTACGCCAAGGTGACCCACCCGTCGGGCTGGCATGCCAAGGACCGGGGCGGCGTCTACATCGGCATCGGGCACGAGGCGACCGGCGACGACGAGGACCATGACGTCTTCAACGTGTCGAACCCCGACGGCTACGGGGCGCAGAAGATCGACCGGCCGACCCTCCAGAAGAAGTTGAACCACTGGGTCGGCGAGCATGGGGACGAGTACGCCCAGAACATGAGCGACCCGCGCATCCGTCGCTGGCAGCGCACCCACCACGCCTCGCTCGACCAGCGGGTGATCAGCCCGACGCCGATCGACGTCATCCAGCACAAGCCGAACGACCAGGTGACCTACCACTGCCCGACGTGCGGTGGATACGACTACAGGACTGTGCCTCATGAGCAGTTCGGCCAGGGCATCATCGACTCGCTGATCGCGCAGCACCAGTGCCGAGGCTCCAGGACGGCCGCTGGCGGCTCGAACGACCGGATGGTGAAGTGCACCGAGGGTCACGAGCACTGGGGCGCAGGAGGCGCTGCTGGCCTCCTGCTGCGCCACCGTGGGCATGACGGCGAGACGCGCTACCTTCTCCAGAAGCGTGGGCCGAAGGTCGACCATCCGAACACCCACTCGATCCCTGGTGGCGCGCTCGCCCCCGGTGAGACCCCGGTGCACGGTGCGATCCGAGAGGGCCTGGAGGAGATGCACGCGCTGCCGAACTTCCGTGTCCGGGACACCCACATCAGCGACTGCGGCGGCTGGAAGTACTACACGGTCATCGCTGACGTGGACAATCAGTTCGACCCGCCCGGGGACGATGATGAGCATGGCGGAGCGGACTGGCACACTGCGCGGGAGATCTCAGGTCTCAAGTTGCACCCGGGCTTCGCGAGTTCATGGGACGACATCCAGGAGCGAGGGCACTGATGAGGACGACCGCTGGTCCGTACCCCAAGGACGAAGAGGCCGCAGGCAAGCACTCGGGGCGAGAGATGTCCTCGTGCCGTATCTGTGGCTCGGACATCTACAAGGTCAACGACGGAAGCCCCGACAAGTACTCCTGGCAGCACGACATCACGGCCGGTGCCGGGGTGCCCCACCAGGCCTACCCGATCGACACACCGGACGCTGCTGCCGAGTCGGAGGCAGGTATCGACGTCGAGGCGGCCGGTCCCCGCCGGTTCTTCGCCGAGCACCCGAGCGGCTACCGCGCGGAGTACAACGGCGGGTCTCGCTACCACATCTACGACGGCGACCAGCCGGTCGACTCGCCGCACCTGCCGGGCTACAGCGATGCCATGGGGCACGACGAGATCGAGGGACTCGCGAGCAAGTACACCCGGTCTCGTCTCCAGCGGCACCTCAACTCGTGGGTCAAGCGCAACGGCGACTCCTACACCCAGTTCAACCACCCCGAGGACGAGCCGCTGTCGTACGCGGATCGCCAGCGCTTCAAGGAGTTGGACCGAAACGCCTCGCTGACCCTGGAGGCCTTCCTCTACTTCTTCGAGGCCAAGCCGAAGAAGCCGGTCGGCGAGATGTCCGATTCCGAGTACGAGGTGCACAAGCAGACGGTGGCTCGCGAGAAGGCTGAGGGGGAAGCCTGGAACGCGAAGCACAAGATCAACGCGAAGCACATCGTCGACCACTGGGACAAGGCCACTCCGGACGAGATCCACACCGGCATGTCGTGGTACCACGATGCCCACCACATGGCCAAGCACATCGCCAACGACACGGGCACGCCGATGCACGTGATGGCCGGGCTTGTCTCGAACTACTCGCCCCAGACCCACTGGGCCACCAACATCATGACCGCTGCGAAGGTCGCTCGGACCAAGACGCCGATGGGCGGCAAGGGCGAAGGCGTGCTGGCCTCGGAGAATCAGAAGAAGGCCGCCGGTCGCATGCTCGATGGCGAGCACTACGACAAGGTGCTGGCCGGTCCGAAGACTCGCGCGTTCGCTCACCTGATCGAGCACGGCGGGAACGCCGATGACAATGACTCGCACGTGGTCATCGACCGTCACGCGCTCTCCGTAGCCACCGGCCGACGTGCATCCGACATCGCCTACTCCTACTCGAAGTTGGGCAACAAGGGCCGCTACGACGAGGCCTCTCACGCCTACCACCTCGCAGCCAAGCGCATCTCGAAGAAGGTCGGCCACAAGGTCAGCGCGCACCAGGTGCAGGCGGCGACATGGCTCGTCCGTCAGCGGCTGAACGAGGAGGAGGACCGTGCTGCCTCGAAGACCTCGTCGTCCTCCAGCGCATCGCTCGCTCGCAAGTCGATCGAGCACTGGAACTCCTACGCTGGCGAGCACCACCCGGGCCTGCTCGGGAAGATCCCCGGAACCGGCTACTCGTCGGCCCCCGAGGACGTGAAGCACGCCGTCAACCTCAAGTCCGAGGGGAAGGGCGTCACCAAGGAGGGCTCGCGCATGGACCGGCTCGCGTACGGCGACATCAAGGCCCCCAACGACGTCGACACGCTGCGCGAGTCTGAGTGCCCGGTCTGCGGCAACGATGACTCGTGGGACGGCGACCGATGCCAGGTCTGCGGCTTCTTCCGTCCCCCGCAGATGTTCATGGACCCCGACACCTCGGTAGCCCGGGAGGTCGACCTCCGCAAGGACGTGGCCGACCAGAACGGCATCGAGCAGCCAGGCATGAACGCTGATGGTGATGTCGTCGGTGGTGCTGGGGCGCAGGAGAACCAGGGCGGCGGTATGGGTCTCAACGACCCCATGGACCCGAGCGCCCTGTCCGAGGACGGCATGATCGGTGGCGACCCGAACGACCCGACGCAGCCCGGCGGCGGGGACGCCATGCCGAATACCGACCAGGCCGACCCCAACGGGATCGCAGCGGCCGACGCACAGTCGGCGTCCAACGACATGCTCATCCCGGGGAACCTCGACGAGAGCGGCCAGCCGATCGACCCGGGTGCGGCCAACACGTACTTCAACCAGGGGGGCGAGCCCTTCGCCCCTGGTCCGAACGCGCCGAGCCCTGAGCAGCCTATTGAGCCCGGTGGCTTGGACGAGGAGGGAAACCCGATCGACCCGTCGCAGCAGGGGATCCCCGAGCCTGGCATGGATGGGCAGGAGCCCGCTCCGGCCACCGACGGCGAGCCCGGGACACCGGACGACGGCGTGTCCGACCTCATCTGCCCCGCCTGCGGCTTCCAGGCCGACGGCGGCCAGCCGACCAGTCAGGGCGACTCTGCCATGGACTCGCAGGTCGCGAGCCCAGGCATGATCGAGGGCGACGCCTGCCCCCGGTGCGGTCAGGCGGCCATGCAGTCGATCTCCTCGATGATGGTGTGATCCGATCCTGTCGAGGAGGCCTCTTCTCCGATGAAGGGGTGAGCAACCCCGCCGTGGGGTCGCCGCGCCATGAAGGTAGGTAGTAATGGCCCGTCCCCTCGTGCAGGCGATGCAGGAGCAGCAGCGAGAGATCGCGACCCTCCGTGCCCAGGTCGCGTTCATCGCACACGTCGCTGGTCTCCAGCCGCAGATGACCGCCATCGCAGCGAAGACCGCCGACATCAACAACCCCGCGCAGCCGGTCCCGGACCCGGGCGAGCAGGGGCCCTCGCAGACGACCGAGCAGGCCGCCACCGCCGAGGCCCACGACGACCCGACGGTCATGGGGGCCACCCCCGGCTCCATGAACGGACTCGCGGCGGAGATGCAGGACAACCCGACCAACGTCGGAGAGTCCCTGCCCACCTCGCCCTTCGGCCAGCAGGTCGACGTGACCGCTCCGGTCGCAGGCACCAACACCGGAGAGGTGCCGCTGCCCGCAGTGCGCACCGAGGTCGACGTCCGCGTCGGCAACCCGGACGACCCGCAGCCCGCGTTCCCGTGGACCATCGCAGCCAACCGCACCATGGCTGCGATGCACCTCGCGCGGCTCCGCGTCTCGGCCGGTCTGGCGCAGGGCGACGACCTCGTCCTCGCTGCGAAGATCGAGAAGGACGCCAGCATCTCCAACGAGATGCTGGAGCACGAGGTCCGTGTCCTCTCGAAGGTCGTGGATGCCCGTCCGCGTCGTCAGGCCTCGCGCTCGACCGGTACGGTTCCGCGCTCGGCCGGAGTGCAGCGGGTCAGCCCGTCGCTCGTCCCGGACTCCTCGTCCCTGTCCACCACCGCCTCGCTTGACGGTGGCGACGAGGACCTCTTCCTCTGAGCAATCGGAGGTCGGACGACCCCTGGAGGTCGTTGCCTTAGGCGAGAGCCCCGCCCGAGACCGGGTGGGGCTCTCGGCTTTCCTAAGGATCCCAGTCCTGTCGAAGTGCCTGTTTCACCGATGAAGGCTTGAAGGCGAGCCGGGCAGTTCGGCTCCATCCCAGACGGAGGTAAGAGCCGATGCTGCGCACTCGTCTCACCAAGTCCTACATCAAGCGGACCATCCGTCCGCTCTACGCCTGGACCCAGGCGACCCCCAAGTCGGTCTTCCTGGACGCGGCGTGGGACCGGTCGGTCCAGATCTGGCCGGGCATGGCGTTCGAGAAGACCTCGGGTGAGAACGTCACCCTGGTCTCCGCCGCCAGTCACCCGGTCTACGGCCTCGGCGCTCTGTACGTCGGCGGCGACGAGATCGACGAGGTGCTCGACTCGGGCATCAACGCCTTCGCGGTCTGGGCCCTCACGCCCGACGCGGAGTTCGAGATCCTCGCTCCGGCGTTCGACACCGGATCGACCTGGACCGACCCGGGCGACGGCACCATCAAGTTGGTGCACGCGATCGTGGACGGCGCGAACCGTGGCAAGTTGACGGTCGCAGGCCAGGGCGGTCGCGGCACCCTCACCACCAACCCGGTCGCGCGACTCCTCAAGGTCAACTCGGCGACCAAGATCACCATCGGCGGGCTGACCGGCACCGTCTAGTACGGGGCCTGACAGCACACCGACCAACGTCGAGACACAGACCAGAGAGAGAAGGACACGCACATGAGTCAGGGACTCGTTGCCACGGCCTCCGGCCTCCAGGGCAAGGTCGCGCGCAAGAGCGACGACTACGTCGCCAGCATCATCGAGCGTCGTGAGCGGGGCGCAAGCCTCACCCACGAGGCCAAGGTCAAGAAGATGGCCCTCATCCTCCAGGACGAGGTCTCCGGCATCCGTCGCCTCGGCGTCGGCATGATCGGCCCGATCCAGTTGAAGTTGCGCTACCAGGGCATCGTGCGCAACGTCCTCGTCGAGGACCCGGTCACCCCGGGCACCCCGGTCGAGTACGACGTCTGGGACGACCTCGGCCAGGCCTACATCCTGTCCGGCACCGAGGGCGAGGTCCGCGTGACCCCGTTCGAGGGCAAGCGCGTCCCGGTGCGGTTCTTCCGCATCGCCTCGCGTCCGGCGATCCGCAAGGAGGACTTGTTCTACCTCCGCATCAACGCGGTCGAGCAGGCGCAGGACGAGACCAAGCAGGCCATCCTCAAGCAGGAGGACTCGCGCCTCCTGGTCCTGCTCCAGGCGGCCATCACGGACTACGCCTCGCGCCCGGACCACACGGTCACGCCCAACCACAACATCACCGAGGCGTCCGGGTACCTCACCCCCGGCTCGCTCTACTCGGCGGTGGCGATGACGGACCTGCACGAGTTGCAGTCCGCTCGCATCCTCATCAACCCGTTCGACTTCCGCGACCTCTACCGCTGGGACATCAACCAGACCGGCTGGGCGTTCAAGGACCGAGTCGTCGCGGGCGAGACCATCACCTCGTTCGGCGAGTTCCAGATCCAGCGCTCGATCATCGTGCCCCAGGGCAAGGTGTTCCTCACGCCGGAGCCCAACTTCCTCGGTGTCTTCCCGGTGCTCTACAGCCTGGACGTCGAGGAGAACCACAACGTCGAGGCGTTCTGGAAGGGCTGGGTCTTCGACGAGATGGTCTCGATGGCCATCCTCAACCCGCGCGGCCTCGCCAGCATCACCAAGTCCTGACCTGCCACTAGGTCGGCTGAGCCGGAGCCCCCTCCCGTCATCGCGACGGAGGGGGCTCCATGCTGTCCCATGGCGACTCGCAGCGCCGTGAACCCTGTCCTGGAGCCCACTTCTCCGGGGAAGGGGTAGGAGACCCGACTGGGTCCCACTGACTCAAGGAGCCTGTCATGCCGGTCCTCGCCCCCGTGTACGTCCAGAACAACCAGGACGGCCCCACCGTTCTCGCGTCGGATCCCAAGGGAACGATCGTGGTCGAGTGGGCGGGCAAGGGCGACCCCACCGGAAACGACATCCAGCCGATCCCGGAGGAGATGCTCTCCCTCCCGTCGTTCACGCGAGCCCTCTCGCGCGGCGTGCTGACGCTCCTCAAGGACGAGAGCGACCCCGTCGCCGTCGCCGCCCTGGAGAAGCAGACCGCGTCCTGGCAGGCCCGCACGCAGCAGGCAGCGGCCAACGCCGTCTCGGCGATCGACCAGGCCAGCAACAACGACATCATCCAGGTCTCGTGCATCGGCCCGAACTCGCGCGGCCAGGGCCTCTGCGGAGAGCCGGTGGCCGTCCGCGAGAAGGAGCAGTACGCCAAGCCCACCCTGTGTGATCTGCACAAGGACCTCGCGCCGGAGTTCGTGCCCGAGTCCGTGCAGGAGGGCGACACGTCGCACACCCGGTGGATCCGTACCGTCATGAACCCGCGCGAGACCCAGCAGATCTGAGAGGAAGCACGATGAGCGAGCAGGACCTCGGTGCCGCAACCGGCACTCTGGACACGTCGGAGACCGGTGGAGCCCACTCGGGCACGGCCGTCGTCGACAGCGCGTCCATCGGCCTCCCGGAGGGGCGGGCCTTCCGCCCCGAGTCGGAGACCCGCGACCTGGTGAACGCGGCGTACGGCGTGGTCGACGCAGACCCGTTCCCCGTGGACGAGAATGAGATCCCCGAGGGCGAGATCGTCTCTGACCAGGTCATCCCCACCCCGGAGGACGAGGGGGCGATCCCCGTCATCGAGGGCGACCCGCAGCCGACCGACGTCACGTCGGACCCGGAGGTCCTTGCCGAGGCCGCAGAGGCCCAGGCAGAGCCCATCTCCGAGCCGGTGGCTGAGGAGGTCGAGCCCGTCGTCGAGCCCGTCTCCGAGGCTCCTGCGACCGAGGGAACGCTCCTCGCACCGGGGAGCGAGCAGGGCGCTGACGCGATCCAGGTCAACGACCCGACCGACTCGGTCGACTCGGTGCAGGCAGCCTCGGACGCGCTCGCCGCTGCCGACGCTGCTCTGGCTCCGGCCGCTGAGCCCCAGTCCTGATCCCGGCCTGAACCGAATACGAACGCGAGGAAGCAGGAGCCATGACGACGACAGACCCGAACCCGCCCATCACCCCGGTCGACACGACTGGTGGCATGGGATCCGCCGGAGCGCTGTCGCAGGGCACCGCGCGGACCGCGAGCAACGCGGATACGACCATCTTCGGCGGTGGCGGTGGCGAGGACCCCAACCTG